GATCAGTTCCCAGTACCAACAACTATCTATGATTGGTTGGAAAAGTATCCAGAGTTTGCGGAACAATACGCACGAGCGAGATCACAACAGGCAGACCATTACGCAGAAATGATCATCGATGAAGCATTTGGTTCACATGACGCATCTATAGGCAGGTTGCGTATGGATGCACTAAAGTGGGCTGCAAGCAAGATTGCCCCTAAGAAGTATGGAGACAAAATCGAGGTTGAGGCTAACCAGACCAATAACATCAAGCTGTCATTCACTGTACCACACAGGGATGCTCCAATCGATGTTTTAGAACTAGAAGATAACAAACTACTTCCAGAATAGCAGGTCAATTATGTACTACTGCTGTTATGAGAAGTTATTAACTGAAAACAATAGATAAACACATGAGATTCCACGTTTTAGGATTACCACACACAGTAACGTCAAAAGAGTTCAACGCTTGCGCGTACACTCAAAAGGCGTATAAGTTTTGCACAATGATGATGGATCGAGGTCATGAGGTCATTCACTATGGTCACGAAGACAGCAACCCAACCTGCACTGAAAATGTTAGCGTATTGACCAACGATGACTTTAAGAAATCCTATGGTAGCCATGACTGGAGGAAGACGTTCTTCAAGTTTAACACAAGCGACCATGCCTACACTACGTTTTACGCAAACGCCATCCGAGAAGTGGGCAAGCGCAAACAAAAAAACGATTTTATCCTTCCGTTCTGGGGTAGTGGAGTGAGGCCGATCTGTGACGCTCATCCAGATCTGATTTGCGTGGAACCCGGGATAGGCTACGCAGGAGGGCACTGGGCACGTTGGAAGATATTTGAGAGCTACGCGATATATCACGCCTATTGTGGCATGCAAGCTGTCGGAAATTGCAGGCAGGATAACTATGAGATTGTCATCCCCAACTATTTTGATCCCGCTGATTTTACCTTCCAAGCGGAGAAAGATGACTATTTTTTGTATCTAGGTAGGGTTTACTCTGGAAAAGGCGTGGACATAGCAATTCAAGCCACGGAAAGAGCAGGCGTGAAGCTAGTAATAGCAGGACAGAAGGAAGAAGGCTACAAACTACCGCCCCATGTTGAATATATGGGATACGCCAACACCGAAACCCGCAGAAAGCTAATGGCAAACGCCAAGGCCTCATTCCTGCCATCGCAATACGTTGAGCCATTCGGAGGCGTCCAGATTGAAAACTTGCTTTCAGGAACTCCAACGATAACAACCGATTGGGGAAGCTTTGCAGAGAATAACCTCCACGGCGTGACAGGCTACAGGTGCAGGACGATGGGAGATTTTGTTGATGCTATCAAAAACATTGACCGCATACGCCCAGAGAACTGCCAAGCTTTCGGATTGAATTTCACGTTGGACAGGGTTGCGCCAATGTATGAGAAATATTTCAACGATGTATTAGACGTTTACAATGGGGCAGGATGGTATGCAGACGGCAACGGCATTGACGCAATGACAAGATACTTCCCAGCGATTGACTAGGGGATCCCGTGACAAATACTAGGCACTTTTTGTCACAGATTGACCCACCTACACGACACTATCCCACACAATGATTCAACAAGCTCACAAAGACCAAGACCAAGACGAGACTGCATTCAAAGCATACAAAGATTATACTGGATTGATGCTGGATTCAGAGAGGCTAAAAGAGGAACTGGCAGAGATAAAGGAACGATGCGAAAAGCTAGAGAAGGCAATGAAATACTCGCCATCTGGTGAATCTTTGCTATCTAAATTTATTCAAGCAACGCAAGACATACACGAAGCAAGAGAAGAAATCAGACTACTGAAAGCAATTATGGACGTGATGAAAGACAAAGCCAATGAGTGACTACACATTTGAGACGGAATATTGGGGTGATTGCACGAATACATTTGACGAAGACCAAAAGCACTATGTTTATGCGTTATACATGGGATTGGATAGGGTAGGATACTCTTTTGACGTTCATGGGCGATCCATCGTTGACATAGGTGGAGGCCCGACATCGATGCTATTAAAGACAAAGAACCTAGGGAAGGCACTTGTAGTTGATCCGTTATTTTACCCACAATGGACATATGCAAGGTATGATGCAAAGGGAGTCAATTATTCCGTGATGAGGGGTGAGGATTTGACCCGTGATGGATTCGATGAATGCTGGATTTATAATTGCCTCCAGCATACAGATGACCCTGCAAAGATTATTGCCAATGGATTGAGAGCCGCAAGGACGTTGAGAATCTTTGAATGGGTAGACATTCCCGCACATGAAGGACACCCGCAAGAAATCACCAAAAAACTTCTTGACGATGCGATAGGGAATGAAGGAAAGTTAGTTCACCTAGCCGAGGCAGGTTGTTTCGGTTTGGCATACTTCAATACATACACACAATGAATAGCACACCATACGAACAATTTGTTCAATCCATCGTAAAATCGGGTCACGATATCCTAGTTCAATTAACACCATTGCAAGCCTCCATGATGCACATGGCCGTTGGCATTAGTGGAGAAGCTGGTGAACTACTGGATGCGATTAAAAAGCATTCAATCTACCAGAAGCCTCTGGATTTCGATAACGTGAAAGAGGAAGCAGGTGATATTCTGTTTTACCTGACAGGATTGTTGAATGACGTAGGAATTACGCTAAACGAGTGTATCGAGACTAATCGGGAGAAGTTGAGCAAACGCTATCCAAACAAATGCTACAGCAATGCTGATGCGATTAAAAGGGCGGATAAGTTGGATGTGATTGAGACTCCCGTTGAATTGAAGGATGACGATGATTTGGCAGATGTGAAGATTGAGAGAGTTTGTAGGATAGACGATACAGAGTGTGAGTCTTGCCAGTGATATGACTAAGCAAGACTTGTGGAATCAATACGCAAAGAAGAATCCATCATTTAATGCAAATGGAAATGTTACGCTGTCCGCTAGAGGATTGCGGAAGATGTTTGACCAGACGTGGAAGATTGCATTTGAGTCTGGATTCAACCAAGAGTTTGAAGATGATGGAGACGAAGAATATCCACAGGAGATAAAAGGGAACCCATGCGCGGAGAACATTTTCAAGACAATTTTCGGAGGCCGATGAATACATTGGAGCATTACATAGAGTATAAGCGACTTAACCCAGTTAGGGTGATGAACGCTTTACAGAACAACGGGATTATTTCAGACGAGTGCATCTTTCCTGATGATGTTAGAGATTCAGGACAAGCGGTTTACTGGTTGGAGGATCATTTATTCGACATATGAACTGGGATGAATATGCAATGAGCATTGCTGAGGTTAGCGCGAAGAAAAGCAAAGACCCGTGGAGGCAAGTTGGTGCGGCGTTGTTGCGGCATGACAATAGCATTGCGGCGTGTGGGTTTAATGGATTCCCTGCTCATATGGAGGAGAAGTGGGAAGATCGCGCCACAAGAAGAAAATATGTTGTCCATGCGGAGCAAAACGCACTTCGGTATGTAAAACCCCTAGAATGCCGTTTAATCGCAACTACAACGCTTCCCTGCAACGATTGTTTGAAAGTGATTTCCAGTTATGGGATCGGGAGAGTATTGTATAACGATACTTACCCGACAGATGAATCGACTTTGGAGTTGGCGGCAGACTTTGGCATTGAGTTGGTGCAGTTGAAAAGATAAGTTTATGAGTAACACACCAGAGACAGAGAAAGTTAAAGCTGCATTACATACTAACTGGCATGATCTACTTAATCATGCTAGAAAACTTGAGCGTGAACGCGACGAGGCGCGGGACAAATACGCAACAGAGGCAACCGATCATATGCTTGCTGTCAATAAACTTTGCAACGAACGTGACGAGGCACAAGCAGATTGTTTAGAACAGGCAAGGTTGTTGGGCATGGGGTCAGAAAGAGAAGCAAGGCTCATTTCCGAACGCGACGAGGCGGTGGAGGAAATAAAAGAATGGGAAACGCTGTGTCTGTGGGGAGGGACGCCCGAACATATTCATGGTTTCATTGGAGGACAGCAAACGCGAATCTGGCATTTGGAATGCGAGCGTGACGAGGCTAGGGATAACATAGAGGGTTGGGAGAACAAATGGAGATGCGCCGTGGATATGGCAGCTAGAGCAGAGTTAGAACGTGATGATGCATGGGAAGACGCAAAGCTATTATCTGAACGACTTACTGCATTGGAACTGCAATCAACAGCAGAATTGGCTAGGTTAGAACAAGAACTGATTAACATGAAGGAGTTACATGAAAGCAACAATTGAATATCAACTACCCGAAGAAGAACATGACATGAAGTATGCGTTGGCAGGGGTTGACGCACTGCTAGTGTTGGATGACATCGACAACGAGATCAGGAGCTATTTGAAGCATGATTGCGGAGAACTGAAAGAAGTTGAAGATGAAGATGGCAAAATGAAGCCAGCGTGTTATGACACATTGCAGAAAGTTCGCGCTTGGATTTGGGAGAGACGCAGAGAAAGGAATCTTCCTGACTTGCTATGAAGAATATAGTTTTATGTTTTGCAATATGCATTACTCTTTGTGGTTGTGGATTATTTAAAGATAATTATAAATATACAATAATGTATAAAATTCATTATAAATATCATAATATTAACATAAAAGATTCAAGCCCAAAAGATTGCTTCTTGTGTATTAAAGAAAAACAAAAGCAAAAATCAAATGATTTTGTTATTTTGAGTTTTTAATGAAAGAAGATAACGTCCAAGTTTTACGCGCATTAAAACGTGCAGAGCATATTCGTGCTATTGTCGATAGTAACGACGATGAGAACGTGGGCATTTCGCTTGCGGCGAAGTATATCTTGGAGAACATGAGTCATGCGACTGGCAAAAAGTTCTTGTTGGACTTGCCATTTGCAAAGAGGGTTGTGCTGGAGTTTGTTCAGCATTTGTTGGATCACAATCAATTTGAGGCAGCGGCAACTATTCTTTGGGGTCAGAATGTGTATGACTGGAGGCCACAATCGAGTAAGGACACATGGAGATGTTTGTTTGATTACGACAAAGTATTGATCCAAGGTGCTGGCGCAATGGGAAAGACATTCGGTGCTGCTGCGTGGTTTTTGTTGGATTGGATG